TTGAAAGATAGAGAATTGGTGATGGATGGAAAGCCCAGTGAGATCCAAGGACTCATTGGGTATCTTGTGCAGATGGAGAAGGAAGATCTGGATGAAAGAGTAGACGCAAGGAGTGAAGCTATTGATGTAACTCCAACAGAAGTGGAGGAGAAGCTTCCAGATCTGTAGCAAAACTCATAGTGTCAAAATTTGACACAGTTGACTTAGACGTAGTGAGGAGTAAAGTATGCCAGGGAAAACGTATGCAGCAGTAGGTAGATACAGACATATCCCGAAGGAATTACTAACAGAAGCATTACCAGCATTGGAAGATGCTGTTAGAGCAAGACAAGGGCAGGGTAGGAAGAAGAATGATATACTGACTGATCCTACTAATTGGGGACCTTTTCTGAAGGGGTATGCAGCAAGAAAGAAGAAGAACATAGCTTTGATGGGAAGTAGATAACTTGGACCAAGGAATAATCAGCAGACTACGCTCCTGGAAGAATGACCCTTACCGCTTCGTTATGGAAGCTTTTGATTGGAGTAAGGTTCCTGGGTATGATGGGCCTTCCAGTCAACAAGCAGATGCACTGAAGGAAATAGGGCAGTCTAAAAGAACTTCTATTCGAAGTGGCCACGGAACTGGGAAAGACGCATTAGCATCTTGGCTAATCTATTGGTTCATGACTACAAGAGCGTATGGAAAAGTTGCTTGTACTGCTCCTACAGGGAGACAGTTGAATGATATTCTGTGGAGTGAGTTGGCCAAGTGGCATAGGTACTTATATTTTGCAGATGAATTTGTGATACAGAAGGACAAAATGTTCCATCGGGATTCGCCGAGAGAGTGGTGGTGCAGAGCACTTTCTCCTTCTGTGTCAGCAAATAAAGAAGCACAGGCAGAAACACTTGCAGGACTTCATGCTCCTCATCTATTTATTATTGTTGATGAAGCATCTGGTGTTCATGATCCGGTGTTTGTGCCACTGGAAGGTGCACTTACACAGGAAGATAATAAAGTGTTGTTGATTGGAAATCCAACTAAGAATAGCGGGTACTTCCATGAGACACAGTTTGATCCTAAGATCATGGGTAAGTGGCTGCGGTTTCATTGGGACTCCAGGAAGTCTAGTAATGTAACTGAAGAAATGATTAATTATTTCTTGGAGAAGTACGGAGAAGACTCTAATGTCTTTAGAATCAGGGTTGCTGGTGAACCTCCAGTAGACGCCGAGAATACACTGATTCCTCTGAACTGGGCAATGGAGTGTGTGGGAAATAGTTACATTGTAAATGTTGACGAGCCTAAATATATCTCCTGTGATATTGCTCGGTATGGGGAGGATGCAAGTATTATACTTCCAAGACAAGAGTTTAAGATTGAACCTTGGAAGACTTTTAGAAAGATGAATACTGCGGAACTAGCTGGGCATATCATGCAGTCATTCATTGATGATAATGCTGAAGGGATTGGGATTGACGGAATAGGCATTGGTGGACCAGTTGCTGATATTCTTTACAAGAAAAAGAATGGCCGGAAGTTCACACATGAAGTGAATGTTTCTACCTCCTCCACTGATCCTAAGAGGTTTAATAGACTTCGTGATGAACTCTGGTGGAAGATGCGAGATAATTGTCAGAACCGACTGTACTGGTTTCCTGATATTGATGTAAAGTACGGTGGACTGACATTGAATATGGGGCAGGAACTGGCTAATGAATTAGCTATGCCTACATATGATCCTGATCATGGTGGGAGAGGGGTTATAAAAATTGAGAGTAAACCAGAGTTGAAGAGGAGAGGATTAGTTTCTCCTAATATTGCTGATGCTCTTGGAATTAGTGAATTCTTTTATGGTTCTGCTTTTAATCTGTGGGGCAGGGCAGAGAAGAAAAGAGAAGGCAGGAAGAAGAGAAAACATCCTCTTCCTGGATCTCTTCCAAGGTCGAGCAGGGGTTCAAATAACTGGATGTATGCGTAGTTAAGGATATAACATGCCAAAGAAGCTGACTAAGAAACAGCAAGAAGAGCAAAGTAAGCTACTTCTAAAGTTAAATAAGTGGTTGAGTGACTCTGAATCCAGTACTGCTGAAACTACTCATCAGGAGTCTGCAGAAGAGGATTATGACTTCTATGCTGGCTTACAAGATACTATTGAAGATCTGCAGAAGTTAGATGATGCTAGTAGACCAGCTACTACTTATAATGAAATACTGCCTAAGCTTAATATGTTAATTGGTATGGCTGGGCAGAATGTATATAGACCAGAAGTTCTTCCTATCGGAGCTGAGGATGAAGCTCTTGCAGAGTTAATGAATGGAGCAATGGTTCATTACAGGAATCAAGTTAGAATTCCAAGAAAAGAATATGACTGCTTCACACATACAGTAAAGAGTGGTAGGAGTCTACTTCACTTCTACATTAACAAAAGCAATCCATTTAAACCTGAGCTTAAAGCTAAGAGGATTAGGACTGATAATTTCCATCTTGATCCTGACGGAGAGAGTTATGATCTGAATGAAGATTACAGGTATTACTTCATTGACCAATGGGTAACTGAGGATGAGTTAAAAGTCTACTTTCCAGATATTGATCTGGCACAGGTGAAGACCTTTGGTAGAAATACTGGTATGCCAGACTTCTTCAACCAAGCTCATGACAAATATAGGATAGTAGAAGGTTGGTATAAGGAACTGATAAATGCTATCTGGTTTATGAATCCTATGACTGGTAAACCAGATAAACTATCTCCTGACGAGTTTAAGAAATTTGTCAAGTTGTTGGCCGAGGGAATTCCAGTTGATGAGAGTGGTAGAGTCTTTCAAACAACAGATCCGATAGAACACTACTCCACTTTCATGAAGGAAATCAGGTATGCTCTGTTTATTGGTGAACACTTACTTGAAGGAGGTAAGAGTCCTTACACTATGGGGAATGGTAAGTTATACCCAAGTGTACTGTATGGGGCGTATAAGAATGAGAATAAGAATGCTTGGTTTAGTGTAGTAACTATGATGAAAGATCCCCAGAGAAGTCTTAATACTATGCGGAGACAACTTTCACACCTACTCCAAACACTTCCTAAAGGAATTCTTGTTCACGAAACTGGTGCTATTCTTAACATTGATGAATATGAAGACAAAGGTAGTGAACCTACTTTCCATCTTGAGCTTGAAAAAGGTGGATTGGAGAAGTATAAGTTTGAAAAACAACCCCAGATCTCTAACATCTACAGTATCTTTGATGATGTATGTAGTCAGGGGATGAAGGATACCTCTGGTATCCAAAATGAAATGATGGGTGTGCAGACTACTTCAAGAGAGCCCGGAGTATCAATACGTCTCCGGCATCAAACAGGTATAGCTGTGCTTTACAGTTTATTTAAGAATTTCTCTGACTCTCGAATAGCTGGGGCTAAGATTTTGATGGGAATGATGCAGCAGTACATCACTGAGCCACAGCTTATTCGGATTGAAGGAGAGAAAGGAGTTATGCTGCAGCAGATTAATACAGAGAGTAACAAACAGTTATCTGGGTTCAATGACATTACTGCTGGTGAATTTGATCTGTTTATGGATGAGCATGTTGAGACTGCTACTACGAGATCTGGAATAGCCCAGTTACTCACAGAGTACAGTCATAATAACCCGGATGCAATTCCACCAGATATAATCCTGGAGTACTCAGATATTCCATACTCTACTAAACTACGAATTAAAAGTCATTGGGAATTGCAGCAGCAAGCAGCACAAGAGAAGGATGATCGTGAGTATGAACTTGAGCTATTTAAACTTCAAATTGAAGCAAGTAAAGTAGGTGTAACTTTGAACAATCCTAATAGGGAGAAAATTAATGACTGACACAAGCATCGTTGAAGTGCAAGAGATTGATGATGGAGATGAACTAATCAATGCTCTTGAAGCTTCTCATCGTGGTACGGAAGCCACCAGTGACAAAGGTGAGGTTAAAGATAATGAAGATGATAAAAAAGAAACTGACTCCAAAGATGGTAAAGCTGAAGGAGATGACTCCACAGGAGAAGATAAAGCTGCTGTTACAGATGGAAAAACAGAGGAGGAGAAGGCAGAGGAAGGAAAAAAGGATGAGTTGGAAGATGCTGCTGCAGAAGCTGCAAGAATTATGGCAGATGATAATAGAGAACTTAAAACAATGCTTCGGAAATCTGCACAGAGGGAAGAAATTCTGACTAAACGCCTTGATCGTCTTGAAAAAGGTCATAAGGATTTGAAGGCATCTAAGAAGGAAGTGGATGAAGATGCTGAAGATTTTGATGATAAGAAAACTGTAAAAGATGAAGAGGTTGAACTCTCAAGCATAGAACAGTTGCAAGAAAAAATTGATACTGTTCGAGAAACAAGAGCAGAACCTTTTAACCTTATGGTTGAAATCATGAAAAACAGTGTAGACTACAAAGATGTTGAAGATGTCTGTTCACAGGCAAACTTTGATGACTTAGTAGATGTGATTGCAACTGATGTTGCTGAGAAGAATAACATTAGTATATCAGAAGCTACACTGGCTGTGCAGTTGAGAATCTGGCAGCAAACAAATCCTTATAAGTACACATACGGTCTTATCAAGAAATATCATCCTGCCTATGCTACTGATGAAAAGGATAGTAAGAAAGATGAAGAATCCTCTGATACCAAGGGTAAGAAAAAGACAGCCAAAGAAGTTATAAAGGCTGCTCCTGGGAGTGTGGCTGACATGGGAGGTGGAAGTGCTAATAAGAGTGGTTGGACAACTGAAAAAATTCTGGCACTTCCTGAAGAAGAATTAAGTAAAGTTCCTACTGACATATATGATAAGTATATGGCAGGAGAACTTGACTAAAGTAGAGGAGAATAACTAATGGCACCAAAAACTAAGTTTTTGACAGATAACGCTTTAACAAGAAAACAGTGGGCGAAGGATCTGTTTATTAGAATCCTGCCTGATGTTGAGTTTAATGCTCTCGTAGGTAAGGGAGCAACTGCTATTGTAGATAGTAGAAGTGAACTTGGTAAGGGTGAAGGGGATAAAATAACTTTCGCTATCAGGAAGCCTTTAATAGAAGATGGTATCATCGGTGATAAGACTGTTGAGGGAAATGAAGAGAAAATGTCTTTCAAGGACTTCGACATGACTATTGAAGAAATTAATAAGGCTGTTGATACTGGTGGTAAGATGGAGGAACAGAGGATTCCTTATGATTTGTATCAAATGGGCCGTGATGCACTGCAAGAGTGGTGGGGAGAGTTTCTTTCAGACCTTCTAATTAATACCCTGGCAGGGAATTCTGACTGGACGCACGCAGGAGTAGATTTTGCCCAGGCTTGTGCTGAACCAGATGTATATCATTACCTTGGAGCAGGTCAGGCTGATGATACTGCAGTTGCAACTGTAGATGCTGCTATTGATTCCAGTTGTGCTTGTGATTTGAATTTTTTGGATAGGCTGAAACAGAAAGCTGAAGTTCCTACAGGAGATAATTGTTATAAACTGCGTCCTTTGAAGGTTAAAGGAAAAAAGTACTTTCGTGTGTATCTGCATAACTACGTCTTTGATAACCTTAGGACTAATATGAATGCTGGTCAATGGGGTGATCTCAAACGTGCTGCGATGGACCTTAAGGTTCCTGATGTGGAAATTGAGTACAATGGAATGTTGATCTCCAAAAGTGAGAGGATGCCGAAAGTTGCTACTGTGGATACCACTGGTGGAGCTTACCGCTGTATTCTCCTGGGTTGTCAGGCAGCTTGTTGGGCTTGGGGTGGTGCTGGAGACTCTAAGTCCAGTATTATGTCTTTTGTTCCCTACAAGAAAGACGCGGATCGTTTTGTAATGATCCGTGGTGGTGGTATTCTGGGGGTGAAAAAGACCAGATTTGAGAGTGTTGACTATGGTGTAGTCACTGGTGTTACTTTTGGTCATAGATTAGTTTAATCTGGAGGGTATAGATATGGCAAATAAGTTTACGCATAAAATGTCTGATTTCATCTATACTGTTCGGGGACTGCAGATGGATACACCAGACAATGGTACCTATAGTTGTATTCGGATTCCTAAGTATGGGTTTGTTTCTAAAGTGTGGTTGAATATTACTACTCTTTGTGCAGGAACACTTCCGAAGGTATCAGTAGGTTGGCTGGGTAATGGTGAGACAGTACAGACCGAAGGCTTTATAACTCAAGAAGTTGCAGCTTGTACAGTTGCAGGGTTGAAGTCTTCAATACATTCCAGTGAAGCATCTTGGGAGGGAAAGTATTTCCTCTCCGCTTCTGGTGTAATTACTGTAACTGTGTCCGGTACTCTAACTGCGGGGGTCTTTTACCCGTTTGTACAGTATACGATAATTCAATAACTATTAACATAGGAGTTAATTATGGCTGGAACAAGTCTTGATCTGCGTAAAGCAGATTTACGTTCAAATGTTCTGGAAACACCGTATTGGATTACATCAGGAGAAATGACTAAAGCATGTGATGATCAGGATGCTGTATTATTTTCATTTCCTGTCACAACTTCTATTGCTCCTGGTTACGGAACAACCAGAATAATTGTTCAGGAGGTATGCCTGGAGGTAGTAACAGCATTTATTGGTGGCACTTTAGCTTGTATGATTGGGCTAAGTTCTCTCCTTACTGATGCTGTAACTACTGCTGGTACAACTACTGATGTTAATGAAAATGCTTACTGGGAAGCAACTGATGGTGCAGCAGATATTGCTGCTGTTGGAAGGCACTTTCCCACTAATGGAAGCACATGGGTTACTTCAAGAGTAGCTGGTGTTGGCACCAGTGGTGCCAGCGGTTATGTTATTATACCTGCTGATGCTGCTGTACAGGCTGTAACAGCAGTTATCACTTCTAACAGTACAATCACTGCTGGCTCTGCGTATTTCCACATGCTGATATCTGTGGTTCCGAGTGTAGCTGCAGCATAAACATTTAACCAAAGAGGAGTTTAATTATGACAACTGGAACTATGCAAGACGCACGAAGGGCGGATTTACGTTCTAATGTGCTTGAAACTCCATACTGGATTAGCTCAGGTGCTATTACATATGAGCATGATGCTTTGGATGTGGTACTTTTTTCTTTCCCCATCACAGGTATCGTCTCTCCAAGCTATGGAACAACTACTATCATTGTGCAGGAACTCTGCTTTGAGGTAGTTACAAAATTTACTGATGACAGTACCACATTCACCATTGGAAAGGGTACTATTGCAACTGATGATATTACCACAGGTGGTGCCTCTACTGACGTAGATGTAGATGAGTATTGGGTAAACACTGACGGTGACGCTGATATTATTGCAACCGCTGCTATGCATTTTCCAACTAATAGCAGTGACTGGGTAGCTGATAGAATCCTGGGTGTTGGAGGTGCAGGGTATATCATCACTCCTGCAGATGCTGATGTCCCAACTGTTGTAGCATATCCTGCCGGTGGAACACTCACTGCAGGAGAGGCGTATTTCCACATGCTAATTACAGTAGTGCCTACCGTGGCCGCAGCGTAGTATGTCAATTTTTGACACTATTAAAAAGTGGCGAGGAATTTATGAATCTCTCTGAAATTCGTACAGAGGTCATCAATCTGATTCAAGACACGTCTTATAGTGATGATACAATAGACGGGAAGATTAATGAGTGCCTGCAGTACTGGAATCTGCAGGTACCTCTTCCTGGCTTAAAGGCGATTGGAATCATTGATACAGTGGTTGATGTAGCATATACTTCATTAACGTCTAATCTAACTGGAGGGTTTGGAGGTTGGCTTAGTCGTGTTAAGAATGCAGATGGTGACCAGATATCTATTTACCCAAGCCTTGAGTTATTAATGGATGATGGAGATATGGATGAAGCGGGAGATGTTGAAGCAGTTACTGTTGAAGGGCCAACTTTGTGGTATCGAAAAATACCTGCAACGGCTGAAACACTAACTATGCTTTACTATAAGAATTCCTCGTCACTTACTTTAGATGCTGATGAACCAAGTGACTATCCTGATGGCTTACACAGGAAGTTATTTGTAAATGGAACAGGGCATATGATTTTTGATGAGATAGAAGATGGGGTAGATGGAGATAAGACTAACACAAAGAACCAGTTTTGGATTGCTTTTGATGATAGGAATAAACGATCAGGGATTAATGAGTTAAGAGCTTGGGTTGGTAAGAATCGAAGACATCATTTAAATAGCTGCTGGAATTATTAATGGGAAAGAAATTTACAGTATTTAAAGCAACTGCTGGATTGAATAATAAAGTTGACCCAGTGAGACTACAGTTTGACTTTGAAAGTGGTGTTACTGATTTGTCAATAGCTTACAACATTGACATTGATCAGACAGGGAGACCTTCAAGGAGAAAGGGGTTTACAAGTGTCGCAGCCGGTGACTATCATAGTATGTTTTCCTGTGGTAACTATGGCCTATGCGTATCAGGGACAGACTTACTGGTTTTTGAGAGTGATTATTCAACTACCAGTGTAGCTACTATTACTGCAGGAGCTAGAGTAAGTTATGTAAAACACTTTGATACTGTGTATTACTGTAATGGATATGAGAAAGGTATAGTGGATAGTAGAGTGTACTCTGTGTGGGAAGCGAGTACATATGTTGGTCCAGATACTACAAAACAAGTCTCTGATCCACCTATTGGGCATTTGTTAGAGATTTTCAATGGCAGGATGTATATTGGAAAGGATGATGTTCTTTGGTACTCTAATGCTTTTGCCTACTCACAATTTGATATGGCAAGGAATTACGTACCTCTTGGAAGTAGACTTAAGATGGTGCAGGGAGTGAAAGGTGGACTGTTTGTGGGGACAGATTCACAATTAGTATTCCTTGGCGGAAGTAATCCACAGGAGTTTAGTTATGAAACTTTACTTGATATTCCTGTGATTGAAGGTGGTGCAGTAAAGGTACAGGGTAGAATTTTTAGTGATAAGATTCAGGGAACATGTGTAGTGATTCCTACTAATGATGGAATTTTTCTGGGTCTTCCATCAGGGGAAATTACAGAGCTTACAAAGCAGAAAATTACTTATCCCAATGCTCAGTATGGTGCTGGGATTGTGAAAGATAATAGATATATCTTAACCCTTCAACAATAGGAGAATAAAATGGCGCTTAAATTTAGTACAGGACTGATAAATGCGATCCAGGGGGCAGTTGGAGCAGGAATAACTGCTCAGGATACTATTGCTGCAGTTGCTGCTACATCGAAAATTACTGACAGTGGTAATGGTCTTTGGGCTGCAGGATTTCGAGCAGGGAGTATTATTGAGATAACAGGTTTTACTGGAGACACTGCTAATAATGAAATTACCAGAGTTACTTCTATTGAATCTGATGGAAGTGAGATGGTTGTTGAGGCGACTTTGGTTAATGATGCAGCTGGCGAGGCAGTTACCATTGTTGAGTATGGCCAGAGTTTTGATGCTCTCTTTAAGTATAGTATCATTGATGTCTATTCTGGCGCTATGCCAAGTGATGCTGATCAACTTGAAACAGGAACGAAACTTTTGTCTCTTACAGCAAGTGCAGGTACATTTACTAAAGGTGCCTCAACTAATGGTTTTGAATTTGATGCAATAGCAGTTGGTGTCCTTTCAATGAAAACAGGGCAGGATTACAGTGATACTGGTATTGCAACCGGAACTGCTGGATACTATGTTCATTATGATAATCGTTATGTTACAGGTCTTAGTACTTCTTCAGTTCGGATGATGGGTACTGTAGGAACTGCCAGTGCACAGATGATTCTTAGCTCTACTTCTATTGTTCTTGCAGCAACTACAACTATTGATTCTTATATTATTACACAACCAGCGAGCTAAAAATGGCAGTAACAGGTAATGTTGCAGTAACAACTCCAATGAAGGAGGCTTGTCTTCTTGGTAGCGGATTAATTGCAGTTACTAAACCGATGATGGAGGTCTCTATTATTGGTAGCGGATTTGTTGCTGTAGCAGTACCAATGAAAACAGTTGAAATTGTTGGTACTGCAGAACAGCCAGCAAGTATTGCAGTAACAGTACCAATGAAGGAAGTATGTATCTTTGGTGGTGGCTTAATAGAAAGTACAACGCCTATGAAAACAGTAGAAATTACTGGGACTGTGGGTAATATTCTTTCTGTTGATGTAAAGAAGCCTTTTCATCAAATATCTATTGTTGGAGATGTAGTACAGTTGGCTGCTGTTGCGGTTACTAAGCCAATAATGACTGCTGCAATAGTAATGGTAGACCAGCCAGATGGTGATGTCGCAGTCACTAAGCCAATGATGGAAGTACAAATTGAATGTGCTACAAGTGGAGCTTGTGAAGAATATATTCTTCAATATGATAATTCATCTGATTGTGTAGGATATATTTTGACAGAAATTCCAATGAAAACAATTGAAATCGAAGGAACTATAATATAATGGCAAAATGTATAGCTCTTGTTGTTAGACTTGAAAACCAAGCAATATCTCAGTATGGGAACTATGATTTTAATAGTTTCTGTAAAATTAATGATACTTACTTCGGAGCTAACTCGGATGGAATCTTCACCCTTGGTGGAGACGATGATAATGGAACTGACATTGATGCTATCTTTGCTTTGATACTTAGTGATTGGGGAATCTCTAATGTGAAGAGGATTCGGAAATTATTTATTGGGTACGAAACTGATGGAAGTTTAACAGTTAAGGTTAAGAATGAAGAGGATAATGAGAGATCTTATACCCTTCCATATAGACTCTATGACAGGCAGAATGGAAATACTGTGAATGTTGGAAGGGACGGAATTGGAAGATACTGGAATGTCAGAGTAGAGAATGTTGATGGCTGTAACTTTGCCATTGATATGATTGAAGTACTTCCAGTTATCCTTAATACTCGGAGGTCAATGTTACCATAATGGGAAAGTGGTCATACGCAGGAATGCTAGATGCTTGTCTTGGAGCTTTAACTGGTGCAACTGAAGTATTTTATCTACTTACTGGAGACCCAGAAGAATATGGTGACATAAGTTTAGAAGGATGTCAAATTCTCTCATCTTGGAGGAGTAATAATTATTCTTTTTCTTCCATCTTTAATGGTAGTGCTGGTGGTCCTCCAGATGAAGAACCAGAAGAAGAAGTAGAATATGACAATACTGGAAGAGGTGTTCAAATAGCTCGTGTTGCTATTGGAAGTGTTGATATTGATGGTTCTCCATCTATTATAGCACTTTGTAGTTTAAGTGATTTACTTTATAAAACTACAGTTAGTGGAACAGGCCTTGTAGCAGGTGATCCTTTAGTTATTGACGCTTGGAATATAATTATACATGAGCCCACTTAATGAACCCTTTAATTTTATCATCATACGGTAATCAATATACTGCATACCCATCTCAAATTTGGGCTAAGAATAAACTTACAGCTTTAAAAACTGAGCTTGGTACTTTACCTACTGGAGTACGAAAACATTTTGATGGAAAGAATACTGTTTTTGTTGAGACAATTTATGGAGTAGACAGGATTCATGTTATTACAGGAGATGATGAAGTATTTGAAGAAAAGAAAAAATTTGCTGTATTAGTTCCAACTTCTTGTGAACATTTTCATACTTGTTCACCACCATTGACTGATGCACTACTTGAAATTATTTACCCAGCTGCTACACAACATATTCATGTAGTAGAATCACCAAGTTTGAATGGTTGTTGTGATGATCCGGAAGTTGATGAACTTACATTTGATGATGAAGCAACACTTGATACAATAACTTCTGGAAATGTGATTGGACTATTTACGTATATGGGTTGCCCACCACTTAAGTGGGAAACAGATAATAAAGGTTACACATTCCCATGGGGTGCTACTTCACTTGGATCAAGTAACATGTTAGGTTGTGTCATTGGAGAGCCTATAACAGATTATGATTGTCCTACAGTATTAGTGAAAGTTACTGATACTTGTGATACAATGCGTGAGATTGAAATTACAAATTCAAGTTGCTGTGATTGTGATGATTCTGCTAATGATCTTGAATTTGATGATGATAATACAGCAGATACTATTGTAGCTGATAGTAGTATATCTGTATCAGTTTTGAAAGGTTGTGCTGATTTTACTTACGAAGTCAGTGGTACTGGATACACTTGGGCTGGAAGTGGTACTAATACTTTTACTACCAGTTCTAGAAGTGCGCAGCTTGATTGTGCAGCAGGTACATGAGGTGGAGATTATGGGGCGGTCGCCTCAATTACAATAACGGATAGTTGTGGGACAGTAGTAACTGCTGAGATTAGGAATGAATCTAATGGCCATTGGAGTGATTACCAAGTAGGGTGTAAACTGCCAGGAATCGCCGCTACCTCATGGTATGGCGCATGTTACCCTGCAGAATGCAATAACTCCTGCTTTTATTCCGCTATTAAAGGGAAGTACAAACAAAAAGATGAGCTTAATTGTTCGAGGGGTGATCACATTTGTGGTGGAGACGATGAAGCAGTTTGTTTAAATGGGACTATTTGTTATGGAGCAGTTAATGACTGCAATAATTGCCTTACCTATAATGTAACACCATGCCAGCCGTATTGTAGTATGGATGGAAACGTAGATTGGTGCTTTTGTGTTGATTTGGTTAGATATGCCGAATGGGAGTGTTCTTAATGCCTAAAACAATAGAACAACTTACAGAAGCCAAAACTGGAAAAGTACTCCAAGAACTTCGTAACCTCATAATTAACTTTGAACAGAATGGTTACTCTATGGGTGTTGGAGGTGAAGCCTTTTTAAATTATATGTATGGATTGGATTTGCAAAAACGTAAAGACTCAGTAAGTAGCAAAGTAATGCCTTGTTTACAATGTGGTAAACCAATGAATTTATATTCAGTTAACACAACACCAAGGAATCAAGTAGGTGGAGATTATAAATCTCAATGGTTTTGTCAATTTTGCGGTAATAGTATTTATTCAGTTAATTTACCAAAGAAAGAATGGAAGATGTTAAAGGAGAATTCTTAAATGGTTGATATATATGATGATGCAGCAACAATAGTATCAGATCGTTTTAACTCAGCACAAGAGTATGCTTCTGATGCTTGGACTACAGCTAAGGAGTATATTGATGAGTTGATTCCAACCTTCGGGTATGACCTTCCTTACAGTACAACAGTATACACATTTCCTATTGTAGATGTAGATGCTGATATGCCTGATGATCTTCCAACAGAACCAAGTATAATATTCTTCTATAATGAAGAAGTTTATGTCTCGGACTTGAAAGACGCACTTAAAGCAGCTCTTCTTACTGGAGTGCAAAATGGTGGAACTGGTCTTGGTACTGCTGTTGAAGCAGCTCTCTGGGCAAGAGCCAGGGCAAGAAATGATCTCAGCAATGCCAGTGTATATGATGAAGCTGAGAACTTCTTTGCTTCCAGAGGATACACTCTCCCACCTGGAGCACTTGCTGGTAGACTTGCTGAGGCTGTAGCTGAGAGAACTCGTTCTGATAATCAGATGAATTATGAAATCTCTATTGAACAAGCTCGCCTTGCACAGACTAACACACACTTCTTCCTCACTGCCAGTATCCAAATTGAGCAAGCAGAAATGACTCATGCTGCAACAGTAGCACAGCGTTTATTTGAGGCTGCAAAGTACAACCAGCAAGCAAGAATAGATATATATGATGCTACAGTTAGAGGTTATGCAGCTCAAGTTCAAGCATCTGGTGTTACTATTGAAGCTAAAACTAAATCCTATGCTGTTCAGTTAGAGCATGAGGGAAATTTGATTAGACTTAGAATAGCTGAGGCTGATAGGAATCTTAAATCTGCTATTGCTGAATACCAACTCATTCAAGAATCAATCAAAGCAGGGGCAACTGTTAGTGCACAGATGGCAGCAAGTGCTCTTTCCAGTATTAATACAGCTGCTCAGCTTGGGTTCAGTGGTAGTGAAAGTCATACTCATGAAGAGAATAGAGCTGTTCCTGATATATCTCATAACTATAGTGGTACCCTATAAGGAGAAATCATGGCAAGTAGAAGTGGTCAAAGACCAGTTAAAACTAAGAGAACGATGCAATTCAATCTCCCTGAAAATGTAATGAGTCGAATTGCAGATAGGCAAGCTGCTCATAGTGAAAGGATGGACAGAGCTAGAGAAGAAGCAGACTCTAGAAATCTTATGAGTATAGATGCAAGGAAAAAAGCTATGGGGGTGCAAGATAGGATATCTGCTCCAGGCTATCAGAAAGAAGCTCAGGTTCGTAAGACTAATGCGTATACTAAAGGACTGATGGATATAAAAAAGTCTGAACAGGACTACCTCACTTGGACAGGGAGACAAACAGGAGGACTTCCTCCAGCAGAAGAACAAGCAGGAATAGTACAGAATCCAGATGGTAGTTACGGAATGTCTGATTCTGTAATGAAACCTCCTTTATCACCAGAAGCTCGTCTTAGTAGAGATCAAGCAATGAAATCTAATCATGCTAAATACTTTGCTGAGGCTATGGCTCCTCCTATCACAGAGGAAGAAACAAGTTCTGCTATTGATAGATTAACACTTCCTGGAGCTGGCACGCGACTTGGCTACTTTACTGGATTACAAGGTATGGATCGACTCCTCAAAGGTGGAATGAAAGGAGTTAACTGGCTAGAACAAGGAATAAGTAAAAATGTTGGTAAGGCTAAAGATTGGTTGATGCAACCATACTAAGTCAGCTATGTCAAATTCTGACACTATTAGGGGAAAGTAATGTTTGAGATAGGCCATTACATAAAAGAGGCAGGAAGAAGAAAAGAGAAGAAGGAAGCTCTTCTTGCTGATTCGACTAAGCTGGATACTGCTATTTCTAAAACTCTTGCAGAGTTATCTCCTAACCCCAGGAAACAAGTTTTTAATAGCCGGAAGTATAATACCAGATTGGAAGCTACTGATGCAGGGATTCCTTCTGGGCATCCTATGAGTGGATTTGGAGAGGAACTGCAAGAGCAATATAAAGTAGCTTTGAAAGATCCGAAGTTACGAGGTCTTGACCATAAGCAGATATTACAGATACTTACTAAGAATATGATGTTGACTCCTGGGAAGGACGGCGTTAGTAGATTAGAGGCCAGTCATATTGCTAAGTTGAGAGCTGATACTTCTGTGATGAATCTGTTTGGGTTGCTTGGAGAGGATGAAGATGTAAGAGCACTCCCAGGATTTGAGGAGTATAAGCAAGAGGTATCTGACAGGCCGGGAGAAACACATTGGATGCATCCTGGAGAATCCTTTGCCTATGGTGCTGGTTTTTCCTTGATGGGTTCTGCTGTTAAGAAAGGAATGGTAAAAGCTGGGATATCTATGCTGGGGAGGAAGTTAGTTACTACTCCAAATCCCTGGGCAGCAGCAGTTGGTGCAGGACTCATGGCTATTCCTATGTTCATGGGTTGGGATGCTGCAAGTAATGTTATTGCTAAGACAGACTATGGTAAGGCAAGAGAAGGTACCTGGGAAAAGATTGGAGTTGACCTTCTTCTTGGCGGTGTAATGGGTGGAGCTGTTATACATAAGGGGATTACAAAGGGGATCTCTAAAGCTGTCGAGAAGGAGTTGTTATCTAAAACTGCGATTAGAGTTATGATGAAAGATCCTACAGCTGCTAAAGCTATTATTGCTGGTGAAACTTCAAAGGCAGCAAGAATTGAAGCGGGTAGAATTGATGCTATTCTGAAAGAAAAGATTGAACCAAGGGAAGTTACCGAGCACCTTATGGAAATAGATGCCTTTAGGCAGAGCATTAAAACAGGTAAAGTTATAGATACTACTAAGCCTTATTATACTAAAGATGAATTAAGGAAGATTGAAAGCAAAAGGCTTTCTACAATTGATGCTGAGACAAAAAGAGTATATCATGGAATAGGTGTTATTCAGAAGCAACAAGCAGAATTTGGCTTAACACGGGCAGAAAAAATTAGTGAAGCAAGGCTTACTCCAGCAGCAATAAATCATGGACTTGATGAAGCAAAAAGGACAGGTAAATCTATTGCAGAGTCTATGTGGGAAAGAGAAATAGCAAGTAGAATTGCTACAAAGGTAGCTAAGCAAGAAAAGATTGGAATACCAAAAGGTATTCCTGCTGTAAAGCCAAGTGTCGGTAAAGCAGAAAAAAGTATTATAGCAAGTATAGAAGCGCCAGCTAAGAATGAAGCATTGATTGCCAGAGCTGGGGAAAAGGGAGTTGAGTCTTACACCTGGGCTTCTGGTGAAGAGCATAAGATTGTTAAACTCACTAAAGAACTTTATAACTCTTTGAAAGGTGAAGGTGATCTACCTTGGTCAAAGGTGAGGAAGGACAGATTTGTTTCACTGATGCGAGGGCCAGGTAAGGAGAAGTGGAGACTTGGAACTACTGGTTCACTGCATGGGGTAAGGCCTGCTGAAGCTAATGCCGGTAAGTGGAGACTTGAAGGAGAGTTGACTTTTGGTAAGGCCAGAGTTCTGAAGGATGCTAAGGTTAAGACTGAAGTTGCAGGGACTTCACCTAAACTACCTAAAGACTATAAAGGAAAGCGTCTAACTAAGGAAGAAATAAGTAAACTTATTGCTACTGATATTGAAGAAGTTGTAGAAGTTCCAAAGGCAGTAAAGAAAGGAAAGAAGACTACAGTTGCTGAAGTAGAAAAGTTAGCTGACGATGCTTACGCTGTGCAGAGGGCAGAGGAACTTGGAATTAATGGAGAAGAACTGCTAAAACAAAAGTCAACTGATGTTACTTCTAAAGTCCTGGATATCACTGATAAACTAACTGGCTATGAAGCAATTTTAGGAAAGATTGCTCAGTCTTATAAGCCAGGGGATAAAATATCTGCAAAGAATGTAAGTGCAATTCTTGGTAGAACCTTTAAGAAAGATATGTCCGTTGAGAAGTTGGAAGGAAAGATCAATGGTGAACTTGATAAGTTAGAGAAGCAGTTAGGAGAACTTGAAGACTCTGTGGTTACTGCTGGCTCTAAAAGCATGGAGAAGGTTAAGTCTAATGTAACTCCAGAGCAGTGGCAAGCCTTCCTGGATGAATCATTAATGAAGGAAGGCAGAGGTATTGGAAAGGAAGTTGAAGGGCTTACTATTGTTGATGATGCATTACTATCAACTGGTGCTTTTGAGACACAAGTAGATGATATTCTTACTGCAGCGGAAAAGGGTGAGGTTAGTAAAGCGAGTAAGAAACTCTTGGCAATAATAGGACTTATTTCTGTTCCATTACTTTCCCTCTTTACTCCTCCTGATACTGCTGAAGCTGGAATGGCTGATACTATGGCCAGGGCTGTTGTTCCTAAACTCCTTGCTAACAAAGCTGCTAAAGCTGCAACTGTTGATAAAACAATGAAGTCGTATATCAGTGACTGGATAGAGGCAGGGATGGTATTCATTCGTGCTCCAGAAGGGTCTAAGGTAATGGCTAAAGCGCAGAATGTATTGAGTACTGCTCCTATATTTATGAAAGAAGTTGGAGGAAAAGGAATCTCTGGGATAATAAAAACTACTAAACAAGTAATTCCACTGATGAGTAAGATGTCTCCATTTACAGTAATGGATTTAACATACCATCAAGGAAGAAGTGCAGCTCCTGAACTTGCTATGAGACAAGGTGCTATTGCTAATATGGTAAGGGATAATACTCAAGTCTTTGCTAATATATGTGACCTTGTTCCAGCTATTAAAAATGAAAAAGCGATGAGAACTATTATTGAAGAAACAACATCTCTTGCATTGGAGTATGATGGGTTACCGGCTGTGCACAGAGTAGCTGAAATGAGAATGGAAAGACTTATTCCTAAACTGACGAAAGGACAGAAAAGTTTAAAAAAAGATGCAAGAAGAAATAAGAGAGCTTTGAAGAAGATTGGCATTCTTGATGGCGAGATAGCTAAGACACAGAAAGCATTAACTGAAAGTGAGCCTGCCTTCAGGGAGTTTGAAAAGAAAGTAGCTGTTAAGTATCAAGATCTTGCAAGAAGATTTGCTTCTACAAGAATAGCTTTAGCTACTGAGGATACTGCAGGTTTCACAGTTTACCCCTGGCTGAAGTCATTAATGAAACCTGATGAACTTGAAGCTGTTAGTTATATTAAGTTAATGAATCAGACTTATGCTAAGAGGATTGAAGCAGCAGGGATGGATACTATTAAAGGTCCTTATATTCATCATGCATTTCATCCTTCTTGGAATCCTAAAGTAACTGATCAGAAGCTTGCTGAGTTTGGACTTGAGTCATCTGGTATTCCATTCTCTAAATTCTTCAGACGGCAGAAGTATAGTAAGATGTTAGTACCGGATATTAGTTATACACAGCAGAAATATATTCTTGATGCTGAAAGAAGGATTCAATGGAATTTATTCTGGGGAAAAGGTAAGACTGATTCTTGGTACGCCCATAGAAATAGTCTTACTGTAAAGAACTCTCCTGTGCTGGAGAAAGTCTGGGCACAAATAGAAACATCTATGATTCCTCCTGCAGATACTAAGTGGAATACATTAATGAATCGTTATGCTGCATTTGAAGTATTTCGGCTGCTTGGATTCTCTGGCTCTGTTCCATTTAAGCACTGGTTTAAGAATATCGGAACAGCTTCTGTATATGGAATTGGGGAGTTTGGAAGTCACATCCCACAAGCTACAAGAATGACATTTAGAAATGCTAAGAATTCTCCTGAGATGGAATACATCTACAAAAAGCTTGGAGTTACTACTGCAAAGGGGAAAAAGAAGATACTGGATGATGTTATTAACTCCATTATCTTTCAATCTCGTGGAATGAATATGATTGCAGATCTTGACCTTGTTGCTCCTATTTCAGATAAAGCAGGGTTCGGTGGAGCATTTGATAGAGTACTGAGGAAAATAAACTCTGTTGGTAGTGTACCAGTTCGTGCAGTTGAAGCACTTGACCGGCATCATACAGTTCTTGCAGGTATGACTATGGCGGCAAAAAAGGGTATGACTCCAAACCAGGCAATGTATGCTGTGTACTCTAATGTACTTAAGAATAATTTTCTATCTGGATCTATGAATCCAGAGTGGATGAGAAACCCGTCTCTTCGTGCTTTACTACTTTTTCAGAATACAGCCCAAAAGATTTTCGAGAGGAGGTTAGTTACTGCTTATAATGTAGGAAAGGATGTTACTAATGTAGGTAAAGTAATTACAGGGAGGATAAAGAATCATGAAATACCACAACTACTAAAAGAACTGAAGGAACTTGGACAGCACATGTTAAATAAAGAGTTTGAATTCAAACAGAATATGATCTATGATGCTTTATCACGAGATGTAATGGGAAGGTCATATGTCAGACAGGGAATGACTGAAGCAATCCTGGCTGGTGGTATCCTTGGAGCTGGTGGTGCAGTAGGTATGGACTTAATGCCCCAAGTTTGGCATTTACCCTTTCAAAAACATGGAGCTACTGAGGCAACAGTTGCAGTTAATCCTATCCTTTCTGCTTTTCTTACAAATTTTCATAAACGAGAAAAAGCAAGAGAGTATGATGAAGATACGGAATTCTTTATTCCTGGATTTCTCAAAAGCTATTTCAGTTCCACTGGCTACATGAATATGACGATGTGGAAGTTGTTCAGGGGAATACGAAGAGCTGAAGATGATATTCCAGAAACGTATAAAGGCTCTTGGCTGCAATACTTCTTCTCAGTACCTGGTACTGAAGAATAATTAATAGTGTCAATTTTTGACAGAGTTACTTACCTTTAATGGAGGAAAGAAAATGAAAAAGTTCGTGTTACACAAGTCTTCCAATAGGGAGACACATTATGGAATACCATCTTCGGATTATATTGATGCAGAGTATTTAGCTGCCGGCACGGAAGGAGAAGCAACTGTTCCTGCAAGAGCTAAACTTGTATTATTTAGTGCAACAGCTGACTTTTACTTTATCCTTGGTGATACTGTAACAGTTCCTGCTGCTAATATAGAGGATGGGACTGCAGGAGAACTGAATCCTGTTGTAAGAGTTGTTGAGCCGGGGGATATAATACATCTAATCTCACCGTGGACATGTGTTGTTACAATGGCATACTACTTATAAGGAGTTATCATGTTTGGATTATTATTTAATAGTAGGAGTAAAGGAAATGGTACTGGTAGTGGACAGAGTCTGGTAACTACTTATACTGCTAATCATACTGTACTTCTGTCACAGATGGGTCAAACACTGGTAATGAATAATACTACTAACCATGTGTTTACTTTCCCTTCTGTTACAACAGGTGATATTGGTGTATGGTTTATTTTTGTAAATATTAATACAGGCAAATTAACAATAGCTGCTGCGGATAGTGATATTATCGCAGATTCTGCGGCAGGTGGTACTATTTATAGCGATGATGATAATATTGCGACAATCACTACAGAATTAGTATCAGCAACGCAGTGGCTTATTACTGGTGCACATGGAACTTGGGTGACTACATGACTATTTTTGGCTTTGGTAAAATTGAAACAGCAAGACTTGTTTTCAGGGAAACATTTACTGGAGATGGCTCTACAACTACATTCACACTTTCTGGTCCAGACAATGCTACATTTGATATTGGAGCTTGGGCATCAACACAGATACTGGATGCACTGCCAGCACATATTACTAAGAGCAATAAAAAGCCAATCTATGACTCTGTAATTCCAATCACCCGGCATCAAATAACGGTATCTTCAATTGCTACTGCTACAGGAATTGTTACATTAGATTATGCTCCACGGAACAGTGCAGCATTCTATATCTGGTATTGGTATTCTGTTCCTGGTACTGTAAAGGTTATTGATTATTACAGAGAAGATTTTATCGCCAACATGGAAGTATCCGTAGAAACAGATACAAGACTGTATGATACCGACAGCTCACACTACTTAAACCTAAAGTGGAACGAGGGTGACACAGCTAATCGCCTCCTTAATATACTCGTTGGTGGCGCTGATCGATCACTTACGCTCGACGAAGATATCACAGCGAGCACAATAGTCAATCAGGCAGACGTAGACGATACGCCTGTAGATGGTGCAACCATAGATCCAATAAGCTCTAACTGGGCCTATGACCACAAAGCTCAAATGATAGATGGGCCACTATCTCCCCAGGTACTTTCAGGCGCAGGTATTTCGGCTTCAGCCACGGCAGGCAAGGCAAAGGTAGCCGCTGGCACATTTCTCTTGCGTACTGACACCGCTGACACCGACCCACTCTTCTACGGTACTGTTGCGGAGACCGATAACCTGACCTTGGCCAACCCGGATACATCATATTTTGTACAATGTGACTACAATTCTGGCAATCCCCAGTACATTATCAGCGCTACTGGTGCAAATGGTAAAAGCATCATTAATATAGGCCGAGTTCTGCGGGAAGTGGACAATACTTTTCACTTCTACAATGCGGGATATCGGCTGAATGACGGGATCGCAAAGCTCCATCACAGGGCGGGGCATCTTCGGAGCTGGGAGATGTGTACAGGAATTGCTATAGGCGACAACGGGGATAAAACTTTCACGATAGCAGGTGGGCATTTCTTTCGAGGCATAACCTCTTTCGACTTTTTGGACTGGGATTCCGGTGGCACAGATAAGTTCACCTATGTTAAAGACGTTGATGGCACTTGGACATATGTAGCGGACCAGACAGAGATTGACGTAGATAATTACAATGACGGCTCCGCTGGAACGGGCCTGGCTAATTGCAATAAATACAAATGTGACTGGGTGTTTGTGCATCCTGACGACGGCCATGTTTACGTAGTTTATGGGCAAGAGAATGATACGCTTGGGAAGATCGAAGAAGATCCAATCCCGAGTGGCATACCTGATCTGGTAGACGTATTTGGTGCATTGATAGGTAGGATAATTATAGATGGTGGGGTAACTGCTTTTCAACGGATTGAAATGGTTAATGTAACCACTTTTATTCCTTCTCCTGTCATTAATCATAATGATTTAAGCAGTTTGCAGGGCGGTATAGCTGACCAGTATTATCATCTGGCAAGTGCAGAATATACAGAACTAAATGAGTGGTTGGATGATGTGACGCTCGGAAGTAATGGTGCAATTACAACTCAGCAAGTTGCTACAGTTGCCCAATTAGTTTTAACTCCACGGGCTGAGGCAATTTCTGCGGTTGAGGGTGCTATCTTTTATGATAGTGATGACAATAACGTATATGTTTGTACAAAAGGAGCTTAAAATGGCTGAAACATGGAAAACCGTAGCGTATGTGGAGGATGTTGTATCAAATACCCTTTTTGATGCCCAGTCCGTTTTAATATCAGTAGCGGATAATTCCCCTGCTGCTTTGGTCGTTGCGGAACAAGAGGTGGTTGGTAGACTGACTGGTGGAGATGTGGACGGTATTACTATTGGAATTTCGGATAATAATATGGTCCAGATTGATGGAACCGCTAATGACACTGAACATGCCATCTTTAACGCAGCGGGCTTAGAAGGCTTAACAGATGCGGAATTACTCGCCGCACTAAGTGGCGATGCAGCTGCGGCGTTTAGCTTTAATGGCCAAGAAATTCAGGATGTCGTTGTTCATGTGGTGGCGGACGATGCTGCAAAAGCTACACTAACACAATCTGTTGGTATGGTATGTTTTCAAACAGACGAGCTTGCAATTAAGGTCTGTACGGTGGCGTCATAATGGATGAACTTGATAAGAAGAGATTGGAAGCCAGAAAAGCTAATCTTCAAAAAATAGAACAACTATCCCAAATCTATGAAGATTCTTTAGAACCTAAGATAGTTATTCTATATCGTAGAATTGAAGAAATGATTTCCAGATCAGGGTTGCCATTAACTCAGATACATTTAGTGCTTGGTATGCTTGTTAATAGTTGCATTGATCAGGCTTTTGAGAAGTATGTTATCAAAGGAGCTGAAAAGCTAAAAGGTTTAGGTTTGGAGAAAAGAGATGGCTGAAACATGGAAAACCGTAGCGTATGTGGAGGAACTGACGTTAGACACTGCTACTGATGTTTCTGCAAAAAGTTGGGTGATAGACGAGGATGATATGGCCTCCAACCTTGATACTAAGGTGCCTACTCAGCAATCGGTGAAGAAATATATAGACGATACTGGTGGTCACGCAGAGAGCCATGATATAGCATCTCATTCGGATACTACTGCCACGGGCACAGAACTTGAAACCCTGACAGATGATAGCATGGCAGACGCTTTACACAGGCACTCTGAATTATCCGCAAGTGATGGGGCTCCTAATCCTGCTTTGAGTGTAGATGCAGACGGAAATGTTGGTATAGGAACAACGAGTCCTCTCGGTGAATTGTGTGTAAATGGTGGAGTAACAGTAGGTAGTGACACAGATGCAGGTGACAATAACCTCAGAGTTGAGGGGACGGTTACAAGTATTGATGAAATAACTGCTCCACAAATCAACGGTTAGTCTGCCCCAGATACGGCTGGTGAGGCTATCAGGCAAACAGCAAAGATAACCGAGATAGCGCTTGAAAGTGCGGTAGATTTAAAACATTCTAATGCCACTGACCATACACAAAACACTGACACTGACCTTGATGCTACCTTTGAGGCTACCTTCGTTAAAAAAGTTGATACTGTAAATGTGTTAAGTGATATAACCTCTGCCGGTGCAGATATAGAAGATGCTGTTACAAAGAAACACGCTATTGGTGGTGATACTACTCTTGGTGCACAGGCTGAAAATCTTGACATGAATACACATAAGATAGTTGGAGTGGTTGATCCAACAGCTGATCAAGAGGCTGCCACAAAAAAATATGTTGATGACAAGATAGGAATAGCTAATTCAAGCATTACTCAATCAAAGCTAAAGACAACTTCTGGGAGTATAACACAGTTCAGTCCAGGATCGGTAAATATGACTTTGCCCGGTGGACAATATGGGTTTTATCCGCAAATTAAAGGCCGTGGAGATGCTGTAATTGCTAACGGTTTTAATAATACTTTCTCTTATGTCACAAATGTTTGTTTAACCAAAGGCACAAGCTATATTTATGCCCAACAAAGATATGTGCAATCATCCGGAGAGATCTACTGGGTTTTTATTCTTCGGGATAAAACAACTAAGGACATTAAGTCTGTTTGGCAAGCTCCCGACCACCCTTGTATGGGCAATGGGAATGATCCTGTTTTGGTTCCCCACCCTTTTTCTGATTTTAATGAATCGGAAGAAGAAATAATTGTTATCAATCCAACCGAGGAGGAAGTTAAGGCCATTAAGCAGGGAACAGGATATCAACAGGATGGGAAGGCTCAAAAAGATTTTATTGAGATCTTCTTGGAAAAATATGAAGTTGATGAGAATAAAGAAAAGCAATGGACGGAGGAAGAGGTTACAGTCGGCTTACCGGAAGACTGGGAAGATGCCTGGATGGGAAAAGGCACGGTTACTCCAATCAAGAGAAAGATTCCAAAACCCAGCAATGTAATATGCAGGGGATTGAAAGAAAAATGAAAGCAATAATCCAGGATGACATCATAATAAATATTATGCCAAATGGAGATACCGAGATCCGATTTTTAAAGCAATAATTGAAGCAACCTAACCCTGACTTGGAGAGGTGAAATGTGGACAGAAATAGCTACAGGTGGAACTGTTATAGGAATGGTGGGGCTTATGTTTAGAATGCAACAGAAAAAGGTTGATTGCAAGGTTGATCAAACGAGCTGTGATATTCATTTAGAAGCATTCAAAGACATTCTTGAAAAGGGTGATAAGAAGTTTGAGAAAGTTACAGACAAACTATCAGAGATAGGTGAAGCTGTTGTTCGGATAGATGAGCGGACTAAAAAAACTAATGGTGGAGTTTGAAATGAATATCAACAGAGATTTATACATAAAAGAGGACGTACTGCTAAAACCTGAACATTTCCTCTTTCTGCCGGTTGGTCTTATTATCAAGGCTGCCAGCGTATGCTACCCACATGATTATCCACTATGGATTACCAGAGGGGCGGAAGAAGTTGATGGTGGTAAACTTAATAGTAAACATTTAATCTGTTGTGCTTTTGATTTCAGGACTCGCCATCTTGCGCCTGGAATAGACAGAAATGAAATTATAGAGCGTATGCAAAAAGGTTTAGGCCCGATGTATTATCTTTATTACAAAAAGACTGTTCGGGCTGAATGGATACATGCTCAATATAATGGAGGGAGGTGAAACAGATGGCAAAGAAGGGAGTACCTAAACGAGATGGAAGCGGCAAAGGAACTGGAGCTAATGCAGGCCGTGGCGGATGTGCAAAGCCCAAGAAAACAAGAAAAGGTGCAAGGCAGAGGTAAATGGATTTCATTAGCAGATTTATACAACTACAGCAATTTGGCAACATCCTTGCCAGGCCGTCATTTTTCAATCTCCCTCAAGAGACACTTGATAGTTACGGTTGAGGGCCGGGAAAATTGGGGGACTGGCTGGTTCCTGATAGCCTTTTTGGACAGAACATAATCCAAGCTTGCCAAGTGCATGACTATGGTTACGGAGAAGGTGGGACGCTGGAAGACAAGAGATTTGTGGACACCTTATTCTTGCTTAATGGTGTCTTGATTATTGATGCACAGGATGATTTTTTTGACGAGGTGGCCCTGCATGGCATGATGACCTATTATATCGCTGTCAGCAGGGCCGGGGAGTCAAGTTGGAATTTAAAGGAGGAATCAACATGGAATGGCTAATAGCACACTGGATTGAAATTATCCTCAAAATACTTTCTTGCTACATACCATTGATCATTATGATTCTTTGGATTGCGAGCAATCATTCCCATATCATTTGATGGATCATCTACTGCGGCTACACTAATATCTGTCATATCCTCACCAAGTATGTAAGGTCGCATTTCACTCAAGCCTTTTCTTTTGTATTTTTTAAATTCTGCCATCTTATCCTCCTTAAGTTGAGTAGTAACTTTCCAGTTCATTTTATTGCATTCTTTACAAAGATTAAACTCAAGTCGTCTTCCATCGGGTAATTCAATTATGCAAAGATACTTGGCTAACCTGGTACATCCCTTTGCATCATAAAATATTTTATTCTCCTCCAATCCACAAATACCATATTCCTGATTTACCATCTGGCCCCTTAAACTCCCTCTTAGCATCTCCTTTCTTTATAATAGTAGTTATCACTGGATCAAATCTCTGCACATCCATATTCTTCCACACTAAATTCATCAATGCCTTCTCTGATATCCTCTCGTGCGCTTTAATAATTTTAGTAACATCACTTATATCAGAGGCTAATTCACTTCTTCCTACAGCAACAAATGTATTAGCCATTGTTAGTTCTACTTCTTCCAGCATAGTTAGGGCTTTCTCAAATTCAGCAACCTCCACTACTGGTTTATCATGCATTGAAGCAGTTAGTATCATCCCAAGCTTTAAGATAAACATCTGCTTTCTACTATACCAACCACTGAAAGATGGTTCTTTACATAATCTATCAGGGTCAAGTTGTTCATATTCATCATACCACTTATACCACCATTTTCTACTGGCGTCTGAGAATTTATATTCTCCAGTAATCTTCCTTATCATAGAGAGGTCATAAATTAATAACTCTTTAAGTTCAATAACCTCTTTTGTCTCTTCTGGTTCTGGCTGCTTAGCTCCACCACACTCTGCCCATATGAACAGCATTCGTGATGTAAGTCCACCACCAACAGCCTGAGCAGGAAGGCAGTTAGCAAGAGAGCTGGGTGTAGTAGCTGCAAGTAGATTAAGCCAAGGAGAAGCTATAATAGCATCACCAGCATGTCGTGTTCTATAGGTAAATGGTCTTTGCTTACAATCAAATAAATCTGTTAGAGTAATCAGCATTTTGGTATTCTCTTTCTTCTGCCCAAGGAAACTTTCAAACTCCCCTGATACGATGTTTAGAGAATTATGTTTTAGTATCTTTCCATCAGGAAGTCCATCTTCTTCAAGAGCTGATTGTATATCATCAAGAAGGGCTGGCTGAGAAGTAGCATCAGCTGATCTATGAATCATTTGCACTTCTGCAAGTATTTCCTCCCCAAAGATAAGAGCTTGTGTTTTTCTGGCAACCCCTGGTTCTGACACTAAGACAATATATAAATTACTGTTTACTCTAATTCTTCCGAGTTTAAACCAAGCCTTCTTCTGAAGTGCTGCAGCAATCATACTAATAGCTGTCCATTTGTGAAAGATAGGAGCACTTTCAGTTTCCTTAGTATACTCGATATATTTCGAGAGCCAGTTGTCAAGTTTTCTCATACGGCTACTCTGCTATTTTTAATTCTATTGATGATTCAATAAGAGCATGAATTTCTATTACCTCTTTTAATGACATATTTTCACTCCACTCCGGAAACTTTATGTATAAACCAAAGCGTAATCCGTAGAGGCGTTCTGGTTTATCAATATATACATAATCAACTGGTGTTAAGCGTAGTAATTTTACATAATACTGCAATTGACTTCTATCTTTAGCAAACAATATTAATCGCATTATAATCTCCTATTCGACTAAGTAGAGCATGTCAAAATTTGACACTATTAGTTAATTATAAGATTCATCCATAATTGTATCCATTTCTCCCCAAGAATCTCCAACAGAGAAGTCAACATCTATTGTATATTCTTCTCCGTAGGATGAGGTAATAGGGAAGAGCATCTTTTCTCGCATGGCTTTTCTAACATCTTTTGCTTCGTCTACTTTATGCATGACGTAAATTGCGTCGTGGAGTTGAAGAAGAAGGGCTACGTCAGAGCAGTAGGAACGGTAGAAGCGGACTAGTGCAGAGTTTAGTAGTCCTCCAACTGTCGACTGTGGAATGTAAGAATAGGCACTACGGAATAATTCATCTCCCCATCTGGACAGGAAGTAGTGGACTCTTCCGAGAAGGTTAGTAAGTGTTCTTGTTAGTCGTAGTTCTTGTTGAAGTTTTTTATGCCATAAGTGGAGTTGTGGACAACCTTGGTGGAATCTTTTAATGTGTTGTTTAGCTTCAGGCATGGGGCAGTTGAGACGAGAGGCTACTACTCCTGGACCTGCTGAGTAGTTAGTCGCATGCCGGATGGTTTTACCAACTCCTCTTTGATCTTTTGTGACTACCTGGATTGGGATGTTGAACATAGTGGAAGCTGTTAGTTTATGGACATCTAAGAATCTTTCTTCACACTCTTGGCCAGAAAGGCCGAATGCTGCTTTGAATAGAGTTATAAGAAGTATGTCTCTGATTTCATAAGCAACTACTACTGCCTCTGCTTGTTTGTAGTCTCCTTGTGTTATCATATAGCCACTTGGTGCCCTGTACATTTTACGAGCAAGCTTTGGTATATTCTGTAAGTTACCAGAACCATATGTAAGGATTATACTTTTACTTGATGACCAACGACCGAAGGATTTGAAGCTATCCTCTTCATCTATTATGATTCCCTTCTTCTCCTTCTTCATTGTGGCACCAGTTATATTGTAGGAAGTATGAACTTTTCCTTCTGGTGATAGTTGGATGTCAAGGAAGGAACTCTTTAATTTTAGTAGCTTTTTTGCTTCGAGAATATTATCAAGGATGGGATTGTTTGTTGTCCTGGATAGTTTTACTAATGCTTCTGCATTAGCTGTTTTCTTTTTTTCATCACTTGCACTCTTTCTCCTTTTGTATTGAGTTGGTAGACCCATATCTACATAGAGGAGAGTTTGAAGTTGTTTAGGTGAGTTAAGGTTTATCTTCTTCCCAATGTCAGTTTCAAGTTGAGTCTCTAATTCTGTTAGCCTGGTAGAAGTAGCTTTGAGTAGTCCTGCTCTGTATTCTTCATCAACAGCTATTCCTTGGAGTTGAAGCATAGCAGATGGATAGAGCTGAGACATTTCATCCTCAAATACTTCTCTGTGTCCTGTTTTGTCTATCTCTTTTTCAAGAGCATTTCTAATGCCAAATGTGTTAGCTGCATCTGCAGCGTTGTAGAGAGCAGGAAATGTGTCAGATGTGGACTTCCACTCTGGTACATTTAGGCAGACGGAACCAAGAAAGCCAAGAGAACGAGGACACTCAGGCCAACAAACATGACCTGCTACCATTGTGTCGAAGACAATATTTCGGCAGAGGATATGGTTGTGCAGCCAGAGGACACACATATCGAATGAAGCATTTTGGAGGATCAGTGGAAATTTATCAAACAGTTTTGCTATCCAATACCAGACCTCTGCTTCTTTCTCAAGACTGTGTTTTGGCTCTCTTCTATTGAGGATAGTGTAAGCTACTCCATGTAGTGGAGAATCAGCAATTCCCATTATGTCTATATGGCAACCAGGATTAGCTGTTTCAATATCTACTGAGAGTGGACCTTGGTGGTTGTGGTAGACGTGTTGAAGCCAGTCAAGGTATTCACGTCTGGAGAAGTTACAGTTTAGTACACGATTATCAACTGGCATGGCAGGGGAGTTTGAATTAGCTACTGCCTTCCGGAGGTCCATTATAGCAGACCAGCGGAGTTTGTATTCATAGTTACACTTCTGCGGATGCCAAGTGGGTAGGACTTTGACTCCTGGAACTAGAGTTGATTCAGTTAAGTATCCACGATGGACCTCTATTCCGTTGTTCTTACCATAGTTCCCAGTAAGTGCCCATAGAGCTGTTGCTCCGAGAGCTACTACTATGTTAGGTTGGCGTTCTTCTATCTCTGACTTGAGGTACTGAATCCAATTCTGAAGTATCTCTTTCGGTACTCTGTGTTTGTAGTCGTCAAAGAAGAACTGCATTTTGTTGCCAGGAGGCTGCTCCCTTGCTACATTAGCAATGGAGACTTCTTGGCGAGATAGGTTAGCTTTGGAGAGGAGAGTGTTTAAGGTACGTCCTGCAGGCTCTGATGGACAGAATGGTCTACCTGTTCTGTTTTCCTCTGCTCCTGGAGCTTCTCCTACTAACATTATTTTTGCATCTGTTGGACCTTCAGTTTTTACGAACATGGATTACTCCTTTAACCAGTAATTATATACCCCATGTAGCCATGAGTAGGTATAAAACAGGGCAAGTGCAAAAATACCCCACTGTTCATTTATTATAGCTGTGTAGAACCATGCTGGTTGAGAACAAAGTCCTACTATATAACCCCATCTTTTCCATTTACCTAAACTTCCAACCAGCCAGATTGCACTACTACCAAGTACACCTATCCATATCTGAGCATATAGTTCTAACATTACTCTCCTTCACTTATTCCACAAGCACTTATCCCTAACAAAAGGATCAAATCTTCCATCATATAATCTACACCACTTTGGCCGAGTTGCATATATCCTACAGCCTTTCTCTAAATCCAGGTGAGGACAAGGATTATCAATAGCAATATGAGGGATATCCTGTATAATTTTGACATCGAAACCTCTCGCTTTGTAGAATTCAAGCATATCTTGGTTGTCATATTTAAATGCCAGTGGAAATGCTACTATCTTACAACACTCCATACACCGTAGGCAGAGCTTTTCATTACGACTCTTGCTTTTGTCCCTGATCCACGATAGGGCCACTTTTATCCTCCTTATTAAACATGTCTATCTGTTTCTGTGTATCCTTATCATAGTTGTTAATGAGTCCGCAAGAAGCACAGAGGAAGCCATTGGGGATTTGCATTAACATTGGCTGGCCGCTGGGTGACTGGAATCTATTAGCTACTCGTACTTTGAAGACGGGTACGAAGTTAGTTTCTCCACATACACACTTTGCTTCATGCAGAGCATCTATTAGAATCTGGGTCTTTACTTTCTGTGGTGGGAATCCAGGCATTTTAGTTCTCCTTTACTGAAAAGATTGATGGGATAAGTTTAATCATTCCTTTACTACAGTTTTTCAACAACATCATTCATCCTTTTAAGTGCAGAAGCATAAGGCTCCATTTCTAATTCACACCCAATAGCGAAACACTTATGAATCAATGCAGCCTCCAGTGAAGAACCTGACCCTACAAAAGGATCATACACTACACTCCCAGGAGTTGCCACTCGATTAAGTAAGTTAGAAAGAAGTGGTACTGGTTTTTCATAAGGGTGAAGGCGTTTACTTTCCACTACTGGATCACATTGAATCCAATCTGGTTGACCTTCTTTGACTATCCTTGATTCATCTCTGCGTATATACATTACATTTTCGTAACATGATGCTGGCCAGGAGGCAGGTACATTACACTGACCTGTTTCTCTCTTGGTCCAGATGATGGGTTTAACATGCACTCTCCAACCAGAGTCAAGGAACAGTTGCCTAACTGTATTAAAGTGTTCAGGTGCATGAAATATGTATCCATGAGCGTTACTCTTACAGAAACGAATACTCTCCTTTGCGAGAACAGCATAGTAGAATAATGCCTTATCAATAGAGTCATCTATTTGGTATCCTGCTGACGTAATTCCACCAGTCTTTCCTCCTATTCCCTGAGCTATTGTTGCAGCATCTATTCCGTAAATAGGGTCAGTTAGAAGTATGTCTACAGAGGCATTCTCCATTGCTGTCATATGGCGAAGGGCATCCTGTTTAACTAAAGTGAATAAATCCTTGTGCTGCTTAAGTGCTTCTTCATGTTTTGAAACATTATTCATTACTTCTTCAAGCTTCCGTAAAGCCTTCCCTGCCTTTGTGATTTCACTTTTCTTCTTAGCATTCCTCAATTCTGGGAAGGCTTCTACAAGGGCAGCTCTATCAAGTGAGGCTATAACTGATCCTCTGGTCTTTCCTGTTATCTTTGCTGTGTCGTCTAATGTCCAACCACCTTTCTTTCCCGGAGTTGTTTCTCCAAGTCTATGACGTTTCATATCATGAAGTTCTTTAACTCCGAGGTCGTATTCTGCTGGAGTAAACTTCTTTCCATGAAGATTAGCTTCTATTTCTAACTCTTTCATTTCATAAGCATCAATAGTATCTTGATAAACACAAAAGACTTTTATGCCTAAGAGAATACAAGCTGTCAGTCTCCTTCCACCATCAATGAGTTCATTCTTTCTGTTAATCGCAATAGGCATGATTTGGCGAGTGCGTTTTATGGAGTCTGCAAGTTCTGCAATATCTCCCATGTCAGTGCGAAGACGCTTTGTTATTGGATTGATTGTAATTTTAGTTGGTTCAAGAAAGGTAAGTTCCATATTGGATTCATTTGGCATTTATTTTCTCCCAATCTTTCTAAAAACAATAGTTCTTCCATTAGTAATAGCAGCTTCTTCTGCTCTCTTCATCCCATCTGACATTCCATAGTCAATATAGAATACAATTACATCTGCTTTCCTACTCCACATTTCACAGCATACTAATCCTATCTCTCTTTCAATAGGAATGGAATCATTTAATATACCTTCTTGAGTATATAGCAGGTGAGAGGCAAATGGCCACTCTCCATTATGAATAGAGTCTCTCATACATCTTCTGGCGTAAAGAATATTTCGTTCTATTTCTCCCTGGTATGGGGATTCTATTATTATATAGTTTCCTGGCCAATAGTTATTAACGTATTTCTTCATAACAATCCCACCTCCTTAAGAAGTTGTAACTGTTCAAGAGATACACCTATCTTAGCTTTAGATGACTTTTTACTTCCCTTCCTACGTTTGACTAAAAGAACCTCAGTTTCAATTAAATCCTTATGCCTTTTCTCTCTGTACATAAGGAAGAAAGCTATGTATTCTTCTGGGGTCATGTTAAGGATGTTTGGGTACAGATCTTTAAATAACATTATGTGCTCCTACGAATGAGTAGTACTGGCAGCATTGCGCATCCCTTTTTGGTAGAAGGAGTCTACTGGTGCTACGTTCTGCCTCATGAACTCTACAATGCTGCCAGCACAATTCTTCTACCCTTCTGGATTAACAACCATCTTCTTCACAACATTCCTGGTAACACCTTCATACGTCTCAACATCCAGCTTTACAACTACAGAAATTCCAACCCAGACTCCTTCATCAATAGACTCCATGATTACCTTCGGAGAATCCATGTTGATCTTCATACCATCTGCAAATGTTTTCATCATGTTGATTTTAGTCTGCCTCTTATTTCCCTTTCCCCCTTTGGACTGGATATCCTCGTCTCCAGGTTTCGGCAGCCATACCCTGTTGTAATGCTCAGAGCCATCCACTGGTGTTTCACCGTCAGACATAACTCCACCATTCTCAGCAAGGACGACTTTGAATTCAATGCACTGGGCATCTGAGTTCACTACTACTCCGACAAGATTACCAAAATACTGTCCCTGTGGTGCAAGAGGATCTTCTTTGTACTCATCTTCCAGGGAAAAGTCTGCATTGATCTGAGGTGCTTCTGTGTCTGTGTCTGTCATTTTGTTTCTCCTTTTAGTTGTTGGTGAATTATTCTGAAGTTACAGACCAACCACAAAGTGTAGCTTTTGGGAATGTGGCTGTCTTAACTTTACCATCCGACATAGCAGCATAGTTAAACTGTAATACTGTTTCATTATCACAAATAATATCTGCATTCTTAAATGTGTATGTTTTTCCAGTCGGTGTAAATACGCATAAAATTTGATATTTCACTTTATTCACCTCCTTCCTTTTCTTTAGCCTTATTTATGGCTTTCCTTAACTCATTATAGTCATTCGGAAGTTCATCAGGAAGCAGTCTTGCTGGACCACTTATCCTACTCCTTGCTTTGTAGAATCCTTTAGTTACCAGTCTAATAGTGTACTTAGGCTGTCCATTGACAGTCTTAACAAAAGAAGCGTAGACTTCATCAAAGTAACCAGGAACCTTTTCTGCAAGCTGACCAGTCAACAATGGATCAACACTCAGTATAGCACCTGTTTTCTGATCGGTTGTAACCTTCCAATGACCATTCATAACTACATTACAAGGGAGTCGCATGAGGGCGTGGAGTTTAGGTTCCATCAGATTCTTCACAATTTGATAATGCACATTCCATAATGGTCCACCTTCATCTGTCCTCTTGGGGTCTAACTGAAGTGCTCGCTCCATAGCAATGTCAGTCATAGTAGTAGTACTGTCCACTATTACAGTCTGATATACTCCAGCTTCTACCTGCTTCCTTATGTACAAAAAAGTCTTTTCAAATTCTACCCATCCTTTAGGACTTAACTCAAATTGGTCGTAGTTAAAATCCTTTCCTCTATACCCCATAATTCCTTTGTCGAAGTCAAAGACGTAGCCAGGAGTAGGATAGGTGCTGGCAAATACTGACTTACCAGAACCGTAGTCTCCAAGCACAAAGGTTTTATGGAACTCACTATCTATTGTAACATCCTTTGCGCTTTTAAGAGCATATGGCTCAGGTGGTTTCTTTGGATCAAATGTTGTTGCCATTATACCTCTCCTTTATCTCGTCTTTTTTGTAGCCGTTCAAGTGAAAGACGGAGATATTTCATCTTACACTTGAGGCAGAGATCTGTCTTCATAGGGTCTGCGCCAGCAAAGAATACGTGCACATTCAGTTTGTGATCTCCATTTGAATGCCGAAAGAGAAAAGTTTCCTCATCTGGCATAGTATCAGCAAATGCTCCACATTCACATTGATATGCTATCATTTTGTCACCTCCTTTTAAGCCTAATTTACCAGCAAGTATACTAACTGTCAACTCTTCCGCTACTTTAGCTTGCAAATCACACTCTTTCATCAACGCTTCCCATGCAAGTTTTCTTAAATCATATATAGGCATTACCTAATCCTCACTCAAAACATCCCAAGGAACATCAACATAAAAATGGTCTTCTAAAACCTCTTCCCCTTCTTTTCGATGCTGGTCACACAGAAAGGCATACTGGCATAGTCCATATTGGTAGCAAGAGTCAAATCTCTTAGGCCAATGGTTTCTTTCAGTGCACCATTGAATTTGTTTGACAGTATCATAGAAAGAATCCTTCCAATCATCAATATCTTCTTGGGAATAGACTTGTGGAATACGAGCAAAGTCAATCTTTGGCTTGCCGTAAAGACCAGTCTTTTTAGATTTGTAAGCTGAAAGGTGATGGAAGGTTACAAGAGCACCATCTGGCTTCTGCTCCATCACTCTCTCTGCAGCATAACTATACCCCATGAATTGTGGTGATCTATTAAGTAATTGTGTCTGCCGGGATAATGCTGCTCCAGTTGTTTTATGATCATTTAACCAGAATCTACCATTCAACAGAAGCTCAAGATCAATCTTACCTGTGAAGTAAAATTCCTCTACTACGTCTGTAGCAGGCATCAAAATCTTGAACTTAGTTTCAGGTTCTATAATCTCAATCATCCCTTCATCCCCAGCAAAATGATCAATAAAGGCAAGAAGAGAAATTATGAGATTCTCTAAAGTTCTGTAATCGTCCCAGAAGGTCTGCTTAGCAGAGTAACTTTCCCACTCTGCTTTCGCTGCCAGCATAGCCTTCTCTATAATAGTTCCTGAATTCCATCCAAACTCCTTCACAGCACCATAAAACGCTTCCATTGCTTTATGCCATACTACACCGTAGCGGAGAGCTGTTGATCCATTGATAGGATGCATTCCTCGTATGTATGGCCAGTAGTATTTCATTGGGCATGCTACAAAGTTGGAGCGTTTTGAATTATCTATGAGGAGTGGGGAGGTAAGGTTGTATAAAGATGTGGTTTCATTGTTGTCTTGCATATGTATCTCCTTCGCTTCTTATAAGCTTGTGTGGTCTTATACCACTTGAGGAGGTTCTAAGTAATGCTTGTCAAAAATTGACATGCTTGGGTTTTGGTGAGTTGAAAGGAAGCAGGGAAGACCTTTCTGAGCTGCTCCCCACCCATCCGAAGTTTAGAGTTTAGCTCCTTCCCTGCTTCCAGTTTAGGTATTAGTCTCCGATCAACTCGGGTGGCAGTTTAATTCCCATGAGTTCCAAAGTCTGTTTGGCGATCTTCTGCTGTTTCGGATCAAGGTTTTTGTAGTTCGCAGCGATATCAGCCAGCGGAATCTTGGGAGTAGATGGACTACGTGTACTCCATTCGTTTTTCTTCATACCTTCCCAGACACGAAGGATAGCATTTTCTGCTTCAACACCTTTGACACTGGAGGCTGCGTCACCGAGTTTATGTGAGGCGCCAAAGGGGCCAAGCTTAGCCTGCATAGTTTCAGGGAGATCTGCAAAAGGGAAGGTCATGACTCCCTTAGATCCACCCACAGCTTCAATAGTAATAACTCCAGTTTCATAGTTTACTTCTTTCAGTAACTTTCGGTTTTTCTTAGGTGCTTCCGGGACTTCATTTTCAGCCATGTTGTTTCTCCTTATCTTGAATGTGTTTGAGCAATATTGCTCTGATCAATTCGTACAGACTGATTTCTAACTCTCCTGCCTCTGTACGTAGCAGTTGCCAGTTATCTTTAGAAAGGGTAGTCTGTACTGTCTTACCCACTTAATTTTCACCTCCTTTATTAGTTAGTAGCTCCAAAATCCTTTCACCATATTATCGTTTCACCATACTACGCTTTTTGTTCCCAGATGTCAAGAATTATTTTCCAGTTGGTGACGAATTGTTTAACAGGTTGTGGATTTTATCTGTGAAATCCTGAGCTGTTTTTTTACTTGCTATAAGGTCTTCAGATGTACCAACAGCAATAGAAACAAGCAAGTTCTTTATAACTCCAAGAGCCTCTAACAGATGGTGTGGAAGTAAGGAGGTATCAAGTAATCTCATTATTACACTTGCTGCTTCTACATTACTGGTGCATAAGTCTAAGATTGCATAGATAATTACTTCACTTGAAACGCCACTTTCATGTAGCCTAACTAACCGATTGTAATCTGTCTTGTTCATGCTGGCCTCCTTATAACCATGCTGCAATTTTTGTCCGTGTTAATGTTCTACTATCAGATAAATTAAGTACACAGGCTGTGCCATCTTCATACTCAAATAATGCATACTTTGGTCTTACTTGAATACAAATCTTATCCGCATAATCATCTCGACCAAAATAACCATTACAAAAGCCACGAAGATAATCTCCTACTCTAAATAATGAATACATAGTCTCTATCATATGTTAACTCCTTTCACTTCTTCAGCAACGCAGGCAACTGGAATCCCACCTACAGTTTTAAGTTTTTCATGCTTGACAACTAACATTTTACCAGGTAACTCTCCCCGTATCTCCCAAAACTTTCCTCTCCTTTCTTTTGTAAGGGTTTTCCCTGAGCCAACTGCAAATTCAGTGCTGTCCTCTCCTTGGACTATGAAAGCCCCGAGCATTCCCTTAGCCCATCCAGTTCCTTCCTTTACTCCAACGATAGTGTACTCATCCTTTTCTCTGGGTTTGAATTTGAGCATGGTTACTGTTCGCTGTAGAATATGGATTCCTAAAAGGTGTCGGAGAATAATTCCTTCGTAGCCAAGGTCACAGTATGTTAGAGCAGTATCTGTCCAGTTGATAGTGTCTATTGCTTTAGTGTGGACAAATTGGAGTGGGTCTGCACCAATATAGGTATTTTTTAGGTGGTTCATCTTGGCAATCCTCTGCCATTGAGGGGTGTTAAGGTTGTCCTGGTAATCAAAGATATGGAGTTGGAGAGCAGCAGAATCAGGATTCTCATTAACCTTCCTGGAGCAAGCAGAGTGAATCCTTTCTCTGGGCCAGCCATGAACATAGAGTTCTCCATCCCAAGGGACTTCTCCCTCTTTTCTGGAGAGTTCTTTAATGGTATGAGTTATGTGGTCGAGGTATTGGAATTGGTTTCCATAGGAGGAGATAAGAATAGGCTCTCCATGAAACCATTCTACACGACAGCGTTCTCCATTGAGTTTAGGTTGGGCGAAACACTGGTTACCAAGGCGATGGACTCTGCCTTCTTCAGTAGGGTAACATAGCATTATTCCGAATCGTTCTGGCCGGGTGGGCATTTAGTTTCCTCCTTTCTTATCTTTAAAGCTCAAGTATGTTTCAATTTCATCCCTCAATACTGCTGCGAGTCTCTCAGTTATAGGTGCATTCTTACATATACGAAGTGTCTCTAAACGTTGAAGTAACTTCTGCACTTTTCTTAGAATTGCTATATGATTACCAGTCATTTGCCTGAAAATATCTCCAACAAGGCTTGCTTTACAGTTAAAGTTAGCAGCAATTTCTTTATGCGTGAGTGTATTTGTAGTAAGATAGGTTCTTATCGCAGCTTTACCAACCTCAGAAAGTCTTTCATATTTCTTCATCCCTTATCTCCTTTATCATTATTTAAGTAATCCCAGCACCATAGAAATACCATTATTATTACTATAAAGAGCAGTGTTTCTGCCATGCAGCCTCCTATTCACTAAGGTAATAAAAAATTACAAGTGTAATATGTGGATTATGCACTCCCATACATTCACTCTGTGTTGTATATATAATCCTCGGATTCTTATTTTCATGCAGCCAAAGGTTAAGGTTATGAGCAAGATCTTTGGCTGAGGATTCTCCAAAGACTACTGATTTCAGTCCACCTTTGTTTGAGTCTGTGCCTGTCACTGCTTCCATATATCTTCCTCCTCTGGCGTGAGTGGAACTTCTTCCATCTCTACAACAGCTTCAAGACTATACCCATCCTCCTTCATTAAGGTTAATCTCCTAAACCTTTCGTCATGCTCTTCCATAGACACCTTTTCTACAAGACCAGTTTTAAGATCTTTGATGTAGGCAGTATGAATAGTTATATCTACCCTTTTGAATCGTATCCACTGCTTTGCGTCTCGAAAGACTCCAGTGATCGATATATTTGGAGTCCCTGTAGAATCAGCATCTCTTACTTTTATATGCTCTTTTACAAGCTCCTGTACTAACTTCTTCTGCTCTTTTATATTAGCACATGGCATGTAGAGTTCTTGGGTGTAGCTTAGTTCGTAGGCTTTCTTGAGCCAGCGGATGTGTATTTCATCCATTCTTATCTTCCTCCTTGTTAGAAATCATCTGTGTATAGTATCCCTGAAATAAATGGATGATTACACATAGCTTGTCTGCACGCATAGCGTTCATCATGTGATGGAGTAGTTAGTGAAGTGGAATTGTAAATATGTCCTTTGACATAGCTCATACAATCTGGAGCTTTGCAAGGTCCATTAATAACTGGACAAAAGCGATTGAAGTCTTTTCGTGATTGGACTAACTGCTTTTCTGCTTGTTCTTTAGTCATTTTTAACCTCCTTAGGTTTAAAACAGTTAAACATTCTTTTCTGTACTACTTTGCCCATATATGCTGGCCAAGCTGTGATTAATTTATGTACAACCTCTTCCTTACTCCACTCCGTCAGTATCCTACTCTTACATATTCCGCAAGTTGGGCGGACATAGACAGCTTTGGCGTATTCTATGCTGCTATCAAAGATAACTCTCTCCCCGTGGAGAAAGGGATTATTGTCTCCTCTTTTAAGCAGTGACATAAAGTAATACTCATAGGTGATAGATCTACAGAGTTGGCAATATATCTTTGCTTCCAGGTAGTATTCCACTGGGGTAAAAACTTTTGCTGTTCTATGTTGGATAGGTGGTTTAGGTTTTAAGCCAAGTTTAGAGAGTATTTCCTGTTGCTCAGAAGCCAAACTGTCCCACTTATCTTGTGAGATCTTTGGGGATTTAGACATTAAAAATACCTCCTCTTATACTCATCATAGTTATCCATTCGGTGCTGTTCTTTTGATAACTCTTTCTGCTCAGCTATATAATCCCATACCCTCTCCTCTGCATCACATCTGACAAGAAGCTCACATACTTCTCTAACTCTGGGAGCAACTTTAATACATTCTTTACAGTCAGAATTAGGTTGTATCTCAATTCCACTTATACTCTCCTCTACTCCATCTGCTTCTGAGCCAGGAGTATACTCAAAAGCCACTACACTATGTGCTACCTGCTTGTTAAGGTAGGGGCATTCAACTTGAACTTCAAGCTCCCCAGACTCCAAGGTTGTGATTGGCATATCATTCCCTCCTTTACTAAGTAAATTACAGGTCCTGCCTTTGTCACATATTTTCTCTTAAACGTCTCTTTAGGCGGTGGCCTATGATAGATTCTTTTCTTCCACTTTCTCTCTTCTTCACTAAAGAATAGTTTAATAGTGTTCATCTTGCTTCCTCCTTTCAGTCTATTACATAGACACTTGGGTAACAAATTGTTCCCTTTGGAACTGGCCAGAAGTCTTGTTCAGTATGGTTAACAAACATTTCTCCGTACCGGAGTGCACCAAATATAATCTCTTTTTCTACCTCATGTAAAAAACAATAGCCTAACCTTAGTACTCTTTTTGGGCGTTTGCCTCTTGATGTTGGCGTAACTCTAATAATCATTATTGTACCAGTGTCTGCACACCCACTCCTATAAGATTCTGCCTGCTTCTTTGTATCAAATACTGCAATACCCATACTCCAATCTGGCGCTTTTACTTCTGTGTTGCTTGGGTAATGCAGTGTGAACTTTCCCAGTCTACCATATGCTGCACCCCAGCTCTCTCTACGGGTAGTAACCATTTTCCACTTTATCATAACAAACCTCCTTTCAGTTATAATTTCAAGCCATCATTATACTCCTTAAGCCAGGAATCTTTAAACATCTCAATATCCTCTGCTGGAGCACCTTCCTCCTTCATTAATTTAATTCCTCTTAATAAATCAGGATGTTCTTCTGCAGAAGTAATTCCTAACTTCTCCTTCTCCCCATCAGCTGATATTTTATATATAACTGCGGTCTTTTCTACCCTCTTTATAGTTATACTAACCAAGTCTCCATCCTGTTTACGTTTAATAATAATAGCCTGAGCATCCTCTGGATTATACTTGGCATACCTACCTCTTTCTCGATATAAAGAAGTTCTGAGTGAGTCTGCTTCTTCCATAGTTGCACAATTAATAACTATTTTCTCTCCTGGTTTCGCATTTAATGCAGTAGCGAAAATCTCTTTTGGTGTCATTTAGTATTCACCTCCTGTTTAAGTAGGTCAAGTCTATCCTGTACTTGCTTAGCTTTCTTCAGAATCCTCTCCCGCTTCAGAAAAGCTTTGTTGTTCTTTGCATAATCAGTCTCTAAACTACTGAGCTTCCTTGTAAGATACTTAATCTGCTGTGTCACTGTTCCCTTTGCCATGATCTTCCTCCTCTCAGCTCACTATGTCAAAATTTGACGTTATTAGTTATTTAAAGATATTTGTAATTCCATATGAAGTGCACCATACTCTGTTATCTTACTCTCATGTAAAAAACTCCATAGATGATACCAGTTTTTATTACGTTTCTGTAATACTCTACTTATTGCAGTATGATTAAGAACAGCAAACAGCTCGTTTACTTCCTCTTGTGTTTCTAAGGTAATTTGCACAGGCTTAAATCCTGACTCTAATTCTTTGAATTCCATTTTACTCCTCCTTATAAAGTTCTTTATCAGAGACTATATCCATTCCACCCTCAACGTGAAATACTCCATTATCAACATAAATGGTTGCACGATGGATCTGGAAAGTGGTGTAGTCTGGGGTGACTGTGGTGCTTTCAATGACTGCTGATGTTGGTATTTGTGAGTTTAGTATTACTATACCTCCGAAGGTTATTAGTATAAATAGCCAATACATCACTCTCTCAAACCAGTCCATTACTCTACCTCCTCCCGTAGTTTTCTATTTCTTTTCTCTCTATTTTCCCATGCGTTAAATGCCCAGAGGACTTGATTTTTAAAGTTAATTATATTAGATACTGAATGGAAGAAGATAATAAACTTAGTATCTCCAATGTCTATATCTAATGTATGAAAGTTTGTTAGTGCATCAAGCTTTACTTTTATCTTATTCTCTTCTTTTTCTTCTGGCTGCATAGATATTGTATTAGACATAACTTAACCTCCTTTATTGATAGAATTGGTTAGCAATAATACTTCCTTCAATTAGGTTATCTACTACCTTCTGGTGGTAGTAGCAGTAGTCACCATAGGTAGAACTGTAGGATATCAATGATGGAGTACGGTCACTGTCGAAACCAGACTTTACAGCTGGTTTACTTTTATCTGCTTTTATTGAAATTACTGGTTGATGGCAGTACCTTGCTTTGCAGAACATATCTTAATCCTCCTTATATTTTCCAGTTGGTTTAAATACAGTTCCTGGACCTTTATCCCAGTCCATTTTACTCTCATGCCCAGGGCAGTAGTGGGCTGGAAAATACTGTTTATAAAAGTTACTGTAACAACTACAGCTTAAGTGTGACCCTTGTGTAAATCCACAGTTGCCACAAATTTCACTGAGATACTTTGGTCGATCTGACATTTGTTACCTCCCTGGGAGCTGAAAGGCTTCCATGTTAATGGTTAGTCACCGTTTTTCATAATGCAGTTATTCCGAGTAGATACTTCAGCAACTTCTTTACTGGTACCAGCATAGAGGGAATAACGGCCATCCCTAAAGTCAATTAAGCAACCATTTTCCTTACCAGGAGCACGAACCTGAACTGTACCATCTTCATAATCATGCAACTCAAGCTTCACTGTTCCAGATCTGCCATCTGTACTGTACTGAATAGGAGACTCTTTCCACTCCAGAAAGTTGTGCTTGACGAGCCATTCTTTTACACTGACTCGATCTATGAGATAGCGTTTGTAAAATGCCTTGTTCTTGCCTGCAGGACAATGTATTGTTGCTGTAGGGCTAAAACTTTCACTACACCAGTTCTCAAACCCTTGCCAGTGTTTCACGGCACAGGAATCAAAGAACAGGTCATCCTCTATCATAGCTGTAACTACTGCTTTTCTTGTCAATGGTCTACTTCCATCTACTAATTCTTTCATGTTTGTTACATCCTTTTTAGTTATTGGTTTCCTACGAGGTAAATCACGAATGAGTTTTGCATACCTTTTACAGTCTTCTGTAGTATCTGCCTGCCTCCAGTATTGCCAGGGAGAATCCTGTGACTTCTCACAGCCCTTATCATTTTCTGGCCACTTGACTAAACAGTTACTACCACAGTTTCCGGGATTCTGGTCATTATATTCACAAAGGAAACAGCCATTGCTTACATCTCTAATATCCCAGCCTTCAATAATTTCAGGTGGAATATCATCCTTTTCCATTTCAGGATTATGGTACAACCAATCCCACTGTTTTCTGAATAGCCTAATTGCAGCATCTTCTGTTAATTTCTGCATGTTATTATCTCCTCTCTGTTTAAAGATTAACTAATGGTAAGAATGAATTGGATAGCTGGATTATTTGGATTTTTAATTGTTACTTTTGAAATAAGCTCAGGAAATTTAAAGTGTTTAGTTTTTGGTTTAATATAACATGATAGCCTACCTGCTTTTTCTAATATAATAGTTAAAGGTCTACGAGCCATAGAACAATATCCTTTATCACAGTTGTTACAATTTTTTCTGCCCTCCATTGTATTACCTCCTTTAAGATTAAGGATTAACCTCTACTGATAACTTCCCAGTCGTGTTGCCTTTTCTTACTCTCATACTCAGCTATACTTCTGGCTAAGTCTAATTTTGTATGCTCAACAGAAACCAGTGGTGATAATTTCATTGTTTATCTCCTTAGCCCACTAAATTCCTTCACTCCATGTTACACCCCACATGTTACACTATTCCACCCCAGTTGTCAACAACAAATTCCCAGTTGTCAACAACTATTTTCAAGTTATCCATTTCACTACCTCCATTCCCTTATCTAAAGGTTAACCCCAGTCCATCATAAATGTGTAACACAGAACACCCTCAATGTGTAACTGTAACTGCAACACCCCGCCCCATACCACCGTCAAAAACCGCCTATTTTTTCGACACTTTTCTGTCTTATCCTCTCTTAAGTCCTTATTTTTAGCACTTACCACTTTTTCAGTTTTTACCTCTTTCTTCTTATTATTATATAATAATATATATATATAAATAACAATAGTACTACATAGAGAAACTAAGTAAAGAATAGAACTACTTAGAATAGAACTACTTAGAAGAGGACACTGAGTATGGAGCTAAGCCTGTCAGAAATTGACGTAGGTGGCTTAGGGAAAAGGGAGGTGTAAGTGTAGGAAAACACGGCACTTTTGTGGGTAGGGCCACCCCCCCGTGTTGCAGTTACAGTTACATATCGATATTTGCAACTATTTACACATTTAGTCCAAGCCGTGTCTAATGCCTATCTGCAGACAGTACTGACTGCCGAGTTGATGTTATGCTTTTTTCCGTAGCTTACTTGGTACTGCCAGGTTAAACTCATCTTCTGTGATTATACCAAGACTTTTCATCATAGTCAGGTTGTCAACGTCACCAGCCTTCAAAGCGGCATCAATGTTAGCTCTGACTGCCCGATCCTTAGCCTTCTGTGCCTCTCTGGCCGCCTTCTGCTCCGGAGTCAGTCCCTTCGGTTTATCCGGATTGAACCAGTGCAATTCCTTAGTTTCAGAAACTGTCATCCGGCAGTCATCCCGGCAGAAAAGTGCCCACATATTTTTCATATTCGCTGCTTGCTCTTCCTTAGAATACCCTGCCTTCGCCTGTTTTCCGGCATTCGCACGCTGGAGCATAACCTTTGCACCTATTCTCGTGAAAAATCGCTTAGCTTCAGCTGTAGCATCACTCAGGGGGAATGTTACTCCACCTGCATACATGGTATTCAAGTCATCACTAATTGTCCATCTCATTTGGTCTGCCATTGTTCTACCTCCTAAAGGTATTTGATGAGCAATCAGTACTATCTACAGATAGACATTAGCTTCCGTTATTGGCTTTCGCCTTTGCGCCCTTACCCTTTACATCCCGTAGGAATATACCTGGGGTCGACGCTTCGGAAATCATTATTTAATTGTCAAAGAACATCATTAATTATTAGCTTTCACTCTACTATACCTTCCCATAAATGTCAACATCTTTCGTAACTACCCGAAATCATTGACTAATCCGGCTCTGCCTTGACCTGCCCGTAAATTCAATGAATCTACCACATCCACAAGTAATACATGGGTAATAGTGGAGGCCCCCTATGACCCCAGAGGGGGTGGGAGTAATAGTTTGATTGGTACATTTTCTCCTAAGGTAAGAAAAAACAAAGTGACTTAGTTGTAAGAATACTTTAGAGGAGAAGCCACGAAGTGGGTGAGTAGCATAGTAATACTGACAGGGCCAAATGAGGATATGCTGAAATTATTTGGGTAACTGGTGAGAAAACTCTTGACACCTGGGGAAATATTTGTTACACTATGGTGAATGGTGGTTTATGGGGAGTTTATGCTTACTGACAAGGCAGAAGAAACAATTCAGAAGAATGTGAAAAAGATTGGTAGGCCGAAAGTGGATGTGGACTACTATGCTTTAATGTCAGCGGCAGATGCAGGATTAAGCCGACAAGATATGACTGAGGAGTTTGGTATATCTGCTAAGACTCTGCAGACAAGAGTTGGAGAGTTACGGAAGTTACAAGGTGTAGTTACTAAGTACAGGGCAGTCCAAGCTATCGAACTAACTTGTCTCCAGGCAAGAGTCCTTGCACAAATCACAGAAGATAAAATTGAAGCTGCACCACTGAGAGACCTCGTAGCAGCCTTTAAAATATTGAAAGATAGAGAATTGGTGATGGATGGAAAGCCCAGTGAGATCCAAGGACTCATTGGGTATCTTGTGCAGATGGAGAAGGAAGATCTGGATGAAAGAGTAGACGCAAGGAGT